GCCATAGTCCTACCCCTCGATCTTTTGCGGCTGCGCGTACTCAATACCGCTGCGCCGCGTTTGCAACATCGCCGATTCGTCGGTCATCTCGTCTTCAATCCCCGCCAGGTCGGTCAGCGTGGTGTGATGCACCGTGCACCACCACGTATCCGCATGGGCGTGCCCTGCCCGCTTTGCGCCAGGCTCGGCCGGTAGGACATGAAACCCGGTCAACCTGCGCGGCCCGGCTTCGGTCGTCACGGTGATGTCACCGGCCACAACGCAGACGTTGGCAAGGTTCGTGATCGCGCCTGTCAACGTGCCACCGGCAGGAATCAGAATCCACCGCGCCGACACACCGCCATGCACGATGTGCTGCGTTTGCAGGTCAATCTGCGGCAGCGTCAGCAAATGCTGTTCGAGCACCTTGACCGAGTTCTGAACCTGCACGTCTTGCATGTCAGCCCTTGAAGAACGTCATGGTCGGAGCAACGGCGTACGTCACCCGCACTTGATCGCCGCGCGAGACAGGCAGAACGCCTGCAATGACACCGGCAAGCACGAACGTGCCTTGCCTGCCGACTTCGATTAGCGTCACGGTGCCGCCTTGAACAACCACGCGGCCAGGGTCGGGCGCGGTGTAAGTGAACGGGGATGCGCCAGGCACAACCGACACCATCGGCGCAGTTGTCCCAAGCACTGCCCACAATTCATCAGAATGCGGCATCAAGTCACCTCGCGCCCACTGGCCCGAATCGTGATCGCCGCCGCAGTCCCTGCAAGCGTGCTGATGAAGTCGCCCGGGTTCAACACATGGCCTACCACCTCGGGAAAGGTGTAGGCTTCACCCGCCGCCAGCGTCTTGGCTGAAACGATGGTGTTTGTCACCCCTGCCGAGCCACCTGTCGGGATCAATTTGATGGTTAGCGTTGCCGCCGCCGCACTGGTGTTTGTGCCAGTGAATTTATCAATGATTGTACGGGTTCCGATAGGCGCTGTGTATTGCGTCACCTCGGCCGCCGTAGCTTGCAGCGGGTTGAAAAGTGCCTTGGCAATTACTGTCATATCAATGTCCCTTGCTTGATGGCTTGCAGTTCTTTGACAACCTCGGCCAGTTGTTCGCGCTGTTGTGCGACTTGGTTTTCAAGCGCGTCCACGACTTGCTGCAAGTCTGGATAGGGCGGGCTTTGGCTTGACGACTGTTGGAAGTTGAAAAGCAGCGAATTGGTCTCACCCGATCCAGCGTCTTCAAACATCGAGGCCGACACGTCCGGGATGCTTGCCCCGGTCGATCCACCGATGCGGAAGAAAACGCCTTGCAGGAACAGATACCACTCGCGCGTAATCGTCCCGGTGTCGGGGTCGGTCAGCGGCACCCGGGGCGGAACGAACTTAATCGCTTCCGTCATGTCGCCCCCGCCACCACGTCAACGCTGGCCCCAACCATCACCACTTTGATCGGGTCGGTGATCGTCACGCGGAACACACGATCCCGGCTCTTGCCCAGGCGCCGCCACCGAACCCGCGTCCGCTTCTCACCGAGCTTGCCGATGGATGCCCACACCTCAGGCCCCCAGGTGTAGCCGCCGTCATCCGACCACTGGAGCATGGCCTTCGGGTCGCTGCCCTGCCCCGTGGTCAGCCCGACACCGGCTTCCATGTCGATCTGTAATGCGGTGAAGAACTGCCAATGCAAATCGGCAGACAAATGCGAGCACGCGCGCACACGGGGTAGCACGGCACCATTGTCGGTGAACGTGTCCAGATCAAGGCGGTAAATGTTGCCCGTTTCCCAATCTCCGACCAAATTCTTGCCAGCGAACGCCATGTGGCATTGCGCACGGTGGCGATTCAAGCTGGCGTCAGTTGGGTTCCTCCACGCGCGTTCATGCCATAGCCCGGTGCTCGCGTCATAGACCCAGGTGGCATTCCCGGTCGGGAAGCTCAGCACGTAAAAGCTGTGCCCTTCCTGTTGATAGGTGTAGGCCACGGCATCATCAATGCGGCTGTAACTTGCGATGGCAAATTCGAGCGCGTGCGTGCTGATTCTTTGGGGCTGGTAGCCCGTCGCCTTCTGCACCGTACCCTGCCCCCGGTCATCAGCCGTCAGCCAGAACACGGTGTTATCCATCTTCGCAACACTAAACGATGCAGCGCAGCCCTGCTCGATGAACGCGCCTTGAATGCGCTCGAATGGGAAGTCCGCGTTCCCGCTGTTGAACCAAACTTCGGTGCTGCTTTGACCAAACAACCACAGCTCGCGGTGATCCACGATCAGCGAAATAAGGTTGTCGGGCGAGCCTTCCGCCGTGGCGAAGGCCAGAACGTCAATCGTGGTGGCGTACAGCCCTGTGATGCGGAATCGCCCGGTGCCGGTCTCGTTGAACACGAAGTAGCCGTCAATGAAGTCCACGCGATCCGCCGCGTAACCCGGCATCACAGCCACGGTGCCTAGCGTTGGGTTCACGGCAAACAACGCGATCCCGGTGGCAACCGCAACCACAGTTCCGTTGCTTGCCATGCTCACGGGCGTTGTGCCATCGCCAATGGCGCCGATCAACGTCCCCACACCGGCAGTCGTCACGGTGTAGACGTTTGCACCGACCACCACCACCGCCACGGCTGAACTAAACCGAATCGCACCCCGCACCGCCCCGCCGGCCAGCGTAGACCACAGCGCCAGGCCAGGCGTGCCGATCAGCGCGGCAATGCTCTTGCTGGGGCCGGGGCCGCTTTGGCTCATTTCGACGTACAGGTTCACGGCACGCTGCGAGTCGAATGACTTGCTGCGCGCGGTGTAGCTGCTGCCGATGAAGGGAAATGCGCTCATTGCGTCATGCGACCAGCCCGGCTTTGCGCACCGAAAAGCCGATCAAGTCCAGCGAGCCGGATATGGTTTGCCCGTTCTGCACGCGGATGGTCAAAACCGGGAAGATCGCATTCGGGTTTCCGGTCTCCGTGCCAACCTGCTGAATTGCCAGCATCTGCGTGAGCGTCGGGATATTCCCCGATGCGACCAAACCGCCTGCATTGCCGAGGTCCGTTTGAAACGTCGGCGTGAAGAACACCACCTTGGTCTGGAAGTTTTGGAAATTGGTCATCGCGTTGGCATAAGCCAATATCCCCGACATCATCCGGCCGGTGCCCGGGGACGAAATGACGACTGACGCGCTCGTGATCAGTTGCATCGACACATCGGCGCCGGCAGTTCCAGAGAACGTCATCCGCACGCAGGCCGGGGCGGCTGACAGGCCAAGCCTGGTTTGCAACGCCGTCGAAGTTGTGGTCGTGAACGTCACAACCAAACCTGACAATGCGCCCTGAAACGTCCACCCGAGCGGCGGCGTGCCAGTCACTGTGCCGCCAGTGGCAGACTGCGTACCACCGAGGGCCAGAAACCGACCGTTGGCACCCAGCATGTTGGCGCGGGGAGCGGTCGAATTGTTGAAAACGTCCGCTTTCGATACCGGGAACACGACTTCATCGGGGTACAGACTGCCGATAGCGGCGCCGACCGAAGTGCCTTTGAGGAAGTTACCGTATCCAGAAGCGTGGGTGCCGTCATACGTGACGGCACCATACGCGCCACCGGATGCGCCTATGGGGTCGAAAGTTGTTGCAGCGCTGAAATCGAGCCACTGCGGCGAGTTGTCAATGAACCGGATGAAAGTACGCGACGCCGCCAAATCTGCATAGCCGGCGTTGATGGCGAGTTTTGCGGCAGTGCTGCCGGTCTGTGGGTCAACCGACATGATGAACAGCCAACGCACGCCAGCTGCTTTGATTGCATCCGCGTAAGTCTTTACGTTGGTGATCGTGGCTTCTGGCGTGATGACATCGTTGATGCCGATAGTCAAGAACATATCCACCGGCTGACCGGCAGCAACCCCCGCAGCAATGGCAGCAGTCACCGTGGCGAGTCGGGAGGGTTTCAAGATGCCGTTGGTGCTGTCGCTTCCGGTGCCGCCGACACCATAGTTGGCGCCGAACTCCACCTTCTTGGGGTTGTTCGCCAACCACCAGACAAAGCCTTGCAAGGGCTCCGGCGCCTTGCTGTCACCGTCCGAAAGAATCAGAGCGCGCGGGATGACGGCGGGAGTGGCCGCAGCCGTACCGCTGCTTGATGTTGCCGTCAGCGCCAGCCCGTTGCTGCTGTAGTTCGTGAATGGCGAATTGCCCTGCCGATACACAGCCTGGACGTTGCCGAGCATGGCTGGGGTTGGCTGGGCAATGTCCGTTGCGCTCACCACCTTTGCAGGGCTGCCGGCGTAGAGAACGGTCGGGTCGGCCAGGCTTGCGAACCCAGCGGCCACCAGCGAAACCACAAAGTCAGCGTCACCCGTGTAGCTTGACCCTACGGTCAGCGGTTGCCCGTATTCGCTGTTGCGCCCGGCCTTGATGATGGTGCATGTGATGCGTGCGAATGCCATGATGAATCCTTGTGTCTAGTAACCGGTACGCCAATTGCCGACGCTGTGCACGCCGACCAATGCGCCGTCGTATTGCGACTTGATGGGTTGTTTGTTCGCGCGCTTGTAGTCGGCCTTTGCATCGGCTGCGATGGCAACCAAAGCGGGGTCAAGCGGTGCGCCAAACTCGGTGGCAAGCTCCAACGCCAGCGAGTACCGCAGAGCTTTCACTGCGCCTGGGGGATAGCTGATCGCCGTTGCCAAAGTCGGTATTTGCGTCAACACACGCGGCGTGGTCAGGGTCAGGCTCAATGCCTGTGATGGCACGGGCCACAGCGTCAGCAGGCCGAGCGGGAAATCGTTGACGTACAGCAGGAACTCGGGAATCGGGTTCTGTTGCGTCTTCAGGCTGACCGCGTTGAACTCCAATTGGCCGACCACTTGCAACGGGAAGTCCACGCCCTGAAACGTGATGTAGGCGCCGTCAATGGTCTGCGGCCGGTCGATGTTGAAGTTCCCACCCGGCCCCACGGTGTAGGTGGCCTGCGCTGCAACGGTCGTCACCACATCGTTCGCGCTGCCCCACACCGACATTGGCTCGGTGTCCCAGTTCTCCAGAACATCGTTCAGCGTGGCAAGCGCGTCCGTCGCCTCTTCCGCCGTTGGAACTTCGGCAGACGAAATGATCTTGCCGAGCTTCATGGCTCGCACGATCAAGTCATAGGCGGTGGTCGGGCTGGGCATGGCTTATGCCTCTTTGCGCGGCCGGTCAGGGCCACGGCGCGGCGCTTCCACCGGCTCGGCCTGCACATCGTCCGGGTGCACAGGCGCGTCGGTGTAGACGCCTTCGAGCGCGTCTTCTTCGGCGCGGCTTGTCACGTACGTGGCGACCATGCCTTGGTACTTGAACTTCGGGTATTCCTCGAACGCGTCCATCGTGCTTCTCCAGCATCAAAAGAGCAGGGCCGAAGCCCCGCCAAGATCAAG